GCAACACCAGCTTTTGTCATTCCCGCCCCAGACTTTGTGGAGCGGAAATATTTTTTAGTCCTAGGTGGCTGTTTATCTTTAGCCATGTAGGAAAGTAATTGATGCAATGTTTGTTAACGTAGCATGACAGTCTGTTTCAAATCTCATACCTTCATCATTAAAATCAATATTTTGTGTAAGCGATGCGCCTGCTGGTGTAGCCATTTCAAATTTAGCAGTGCCACTTGCACCACCATTCTTTAAAACAACAGAACCTGCTGAAGCACCTCCCACTAAATATAATTTAACAAGTCTTGTAGGACCAGAAACTACTGTGCCCGTGCTAGTTAGGGTTTTAGATTTGAGACCAAACATTATGCGTCCGCAAATGGAGTTGCTAAAGTTCCTGAACCTAACAGAATTCCTTCAACAGCATATTTATTATCTGCTATTGCAGTACATCTAATTATACTACCAGCTATGCCGCCTCCAGTTGAACCATCTAAAGTAATTACATCATTAGATGCACCAGATATAAATGTTTTTCCTGTTGCGTTGTTTACACCGATATACACGCCACCAACAAATTTATCTGTTCCATCAGTTTTAATGTCCATATCAGTAGCTGCTGTTTCTACAACAAAAGTAAAAGTTGCACCTAAATTGTTAGTGTTGTTCGGATCGTTGCCTGGTCCTGTGCCGTTAGCATCAGCTGTAGCATCGATAGTTGGTAATGTAAATTTGCCGTCTGCATCATTACAAGTTAAAATTCGACCTGCGTGGTCTGCAACTGTTAGAGTTGTATCAGCTGTTAAGCTTACTACGTTTCCAACACCTGCTCCTATGAAACCGTTAATAGATTTAACTGGTCCCTGAAAAGTTGTTTGTGCCATCTTAACCTCCTTGGTGTATAGCCCTCGTCATGTAGTCTCTATACCGTCTGCCTAGTCAGTCTACACAACTTAATTAATCTAGGTAAGTAAGTTATAAAATAAAAAAGGCGGTCTCGCAACCGCCTTCTTCACCTAAGAAAGATTTAGTAATTTATGAACCTTGTGATCCAAATACACATCTAGGATCTGAAAATCCAAAGCTGTATCTTTCACGTGCTTTGTATCTCATATTTCCTGTGTCAAAATCCCCTTCCATTCCAGTGGTTAGAGGAGTTCTAACAAAGTGTTTAAATCCATTTGGAGCATCTGTTTTGATAAAGTAAGCATCAGTATCAGTCAAGTAGTGGTTAACCACATACCCATCTGGTAACATACCCATATTTCTCAAAGCATTAATATCATTGTCAGCAGTACCGACTCTGAGGGTAGAATTTAATATTCTATCAGCTACAAATTGGATGTTTACCGGGATAATTAATTTTCTTCCCTGCATCGCAACTTTTAGTCCTCTTTCATCAATAAAGCCAGCAATGTCAATTAACATTTGCTCTAATGAGGTTTCGTTAAGGTCTGCATCTGTCGATAATCGGTTAGAGAAATTTCCACCCAAAGTAGTTGGGTGAGCAGTGTTTACTAATGAAACACCATCTCCACCTGCAGTCGAAAATGCATTGTTTAAGATGTTAGCACCCTTGACTTGTTTTGAATAAGCCATGGATCTTGCTAATGATCTTGTATAACGAGCAGATAAAGTGTCGTAAAGGTTGTCTTCAACAGCTTCCTCAGTCAAACTAAATGCAAGTGCAATAGTTTCGTGAGTGTAGCGAGCTGTAAAACTTTCTTTTGCAGTGTCGAATTGCACGGCTGCACCTTCTTGTTTTACGGCTGCTTCGCCGAAGCCAACAAGCATTACTTCTTCTTCAAATGCTCTATCGCTTGTTTCTTGGTCAAAGATCTCTGCATGTTCATTCTCATAACGAGTGTACTCCATGCCGAACAAGGCGTTTAAGCCAGGTTCCAGTTCTTTGGCCAGTTGTGCTCTGTTAATAGCCATAGTCTAGTCCTCCTTATACGCCTGCTGTTCCAGTATGAGATCCTAACTGATGATTATTGATCTTTACAACTAAGATACTGTTATTTGCAGTAGCGTCGTTGCTTGGAACGTCATAAAAATCAATTAGTCTGACCTGTAACGTAGCAGTTGTGTTTTTTGAATCTGAATCTATTTCAACACCAGACATACCAGTTGTAGTACTTCCAGCGCCAAATACTAGATTAGCGTTCAGGTTTAAGTCTGCAGCGACAGCGTTCGCAGAAACTGAATCTTGCTGTGCAATAAACAGTTGATCTGGATCGTCAGCTACAAACGCTTTCGCGTCTCCGGGTGAGAGCGAAGCTGGGAAATGATCCCTAAAAGTAGGTTTCTTTGTAGTTGGATCTGTATAGAAACAACCCATAAATACCCCAACAATTGCGTCACCTGCAGTTGCAACTTCGACAGTTCCGTCATTTTTATATTTGACAGGGTCGCCAGTGAAGATCGCAGTGCTTTGGTTATCCGCAATAGAGTATTTAGTTGTCCCAGTAGTTCCACCAGGCACAGAACCTACTTTAGCAATTGGACGTAAGCCAAAAGCTTGGTCTATGTTAGCCATAGTAGTCTCCTTTTATATTGAGAGAACATAGATCTACCCATTAGATTTTTTGTTGCCCCCAAATGATACTCTGCTCTGCCTATCCTGATGAATTGGCATTGCGGGGTGCTCTTCTTTATGCAAATCGTTTTCAATTGCATCTGTCTTTTGATTGGTAAGGTTTCTGAAATATTCATCTCTATCTTCCTTTACCTCAAGTGGACAGCGCATTAAAATTAATCCGCCTATACCTATTACGCCCTTATATTTTCCGTCAGCGACAGATGGTAAATCATTTCTGTCGGGATACTCATCTGCTCTCACAAATTCATAACCACTTCGAAGCCTTCCAATAATATTTTTTTCATCGGACATGCCTCTATAATCGGTTCTGCACCACCTATGGCGAAATCCATCTGGTGGTTCAGGCGCATCTAAGTTCGAAGGGGGAACCCAGCCCCTCTTTCGAGCTACCTTTTCACGGGTTTCTTGTTTGCGCGAAGTTTTTTTAATTTCATTCATTTACGCCTCCTTCTTCACGATTTTTGTTGCATCATCTGCAACTGTTTTGCGTATTCTTCTAATGGCACGCCTAGTTTTTTTGCTATTGTGACCTGTGTTGGCGAGAGTTTCACAGTTTTGCGCCCAGTCGCCTTGCCATTTCTGGCAGCACCAGCAACAGTCTGAGCGGGTCTGTTACTAGAAACTTGGTTTGATTCTACATTACCACTAAAATACGTATTAAGTCTAGTGTCAATTTGATTGTAGTAATCATCTGACTCAGGATCTACTCCTTCAGTAATTAATTGCCTATGTATTCCATAAGTTGCCATTGTCTTAACAACATCATGACTTTGATTTGTACCATCTCCAAACCATGAGTTTTTAGCAGCCCAAGCTTTTGCTTTTTCACTTGGCTCTGGTTTTGGTATTGGTTTTTGTTCAAAATTAGGAACTTCAGTTGGTTTATCATCAACCTTTTGTTCTTCATCTTGAGCTCTTTTTGCAATAGTCATTTCAGCTCTTTGTTTTTGTAAAATGCTGCTTGTTAATTTTTCTTGTATCTCTGCCTGTTTTACGGAATCACCAGATTGTATTGCGTCAGCTAATTGTTTTTGTAGTGCTTGAGTTTCAGCTTGAGCTCTGGTTTTGTACTCTTCTATATAAGAAGCATCTAAAGTTGAATTTTTCTTTTTTAAATTTTCATTTTCTTTTTTTATTGATTGAGCATATTGTAAAGCTGCCTCACTTTGTCTTTCCGCCTCTCTCCATTTTTTTGTTAAATCATTAATTCTTGCTTGTACTTTGCTGGAATATTTTTCATGCTCCTCTGATTCTTCGCTTTTGGTTTCAACAGGTTTTTCTTCAGGTTGTTCCTGTTCTACGGTGATTTCAGGGTCATCCTTTTTGTTTTTTTCCTTGTCATCTTTAACCTCTACATCAACAGATTCACCGGATGTATCAAGAGGCACTAATTTTTCTTCGTTTGGTTGTGGTTGCATAGTTATCTCCTTACATTATATTTTTTGGTAAAACATCTCTTGGATCTTCTACAGTTGCCATAATTTCGTCATCATTTACAATTCTTAATTCTCCTCCCTCAATTTTTATTCTTGATCCAGAGTATGTAGCAATTATTACCCAGTCCCCTTCTTTGCACCAAGGTTTTTTTCCATATTTATCTTCGCCTTTAAAAGCCATATCACCAACTTTTAAAACTTTACAAATATTTGTAGTCATTTGAGATTCTTGAATTGTATCATCTGTAAGATGAATTCCACCTTTTGTTTTTCTTTCTAATTTCAATGGTAGTAAAACTATTCTCCAACCAGTTGGATTTGGAACTTTTTGCATTTCTTTTTTTGCACTGTCCCAAACATGTTGAGGCATAATTAATTTTGATTTAGCCGTCATCGTCTAGCTCCTGTTTCTTTAGCAGGTCCGTGAGTTCCTGTTCTTCTTGTTTAAGTGCTGAAAGTTTGCCAGTCAAAAATTTATAATCTGACCAATCTTTACACAGCCCGCTTAGTATAGACTGTTCAACTTGTCTTTGTCTATCAATAAGTTGATTTTTATAATGACTAAAAAAATTCTCTAACCGCATGATTTCATAAGATCAGCTAATTTTTTACAACGATTTGGTGTCTGTTTGTTCCATCTGGAGTCAAGCATTTCAAAACTTGCACCTATAAAATTAGCTTCCTGCAGGCATTTCCACATATTCTTAAACTTAGACACGCCTGTCTGTCCAAGTTGAAAGCACATCTCTGTAATGACGTGTTCAGCTGTTTCTGGTAAATCAGATATACTATTTTGCTCGCATAATTGTTTCATTTGAGCAACTGCTTTTCGCAGATCTTTATCAAATACTGCCTGAAGATCTTCTTCAGTATACTCTACCCCTGCTTTAAAAGGATCTCCTGGAACAACTTTATGGCCCCAACCTATAGTATCAAACCCCTCTGTATCTTGATAAATACGATTTCTAAAACCCTCACTTAATTTTACTGAATTAGATAATTCTTCGTAACTCATTTACCTTTAATTACTTTCTGTAAAGTCCTTGCTTGTTTAGCGTGAAGGTTAGACGCTTTTTTTAAACCCTTGACTACTTTTTTAACTTTTTTCTTATTTGATTTTTTCATTTCTTTTTAAACATTCCTATTGCACTAGATCCCGCCTTGATGCCGAAACTCGCAGAAATCGCAATATAAAGTAGGTTGTGATAATATGAGGGTAGGTCTTGCAATGCAATAAACCCACGGTGCACATGTTCT